AAGCCATTTGGTCACCCGATTACTGCAATTACTCTGTTCCGGCATCCCCCCTGTTCCGGTGGCTCCCTGATCCCGGCAACACCGGCTGAACCCCGCATGAATGCTGGACTGCGGGATTTCCCCCGACGCTGGCCCCGTGCAAGATGCCATGGTTAGTAAAAACCGGTAGGTAAAGCCGGCAGGCGTGGCGGGGGGAGAACTGCGCGCGCTGGGTGCGGGTGGGCGATGGCCCGATATGAATGAACAAAAAGGTCAGATTTCAGACGCATAAAAAGCCGCCTATTTAGGCGGCTTGAGGTATTCTCCGAAAAATCAGATCAGGTGTTTTCAGCCCTAAAATATTCCATCGCAGTGCTCAGGTTCCTCGCCTGCGCTGGCGTTAGCACACAGCGACCCAGATTAATCACAATTGTTATGCTTTGAAGGCCCTGATTGTATTCAGCATGTATGCCGTACTGCTCAAAGAAGTTGAGGCACTGCTCTATAGTTGTTTCATGAAGGCGTTGGCGATTGATCTCTCTTTTCAAGTCATCAATGTGAATCACAAACGTGAAGACCATATCGCCAGAGTGTGCAACCCTCTGAAAACACGAGTCAATGAATGTATCCAAGCAAGCCCTTAAATACGCTACCAAGTCCATAAAATATCACCCAAACAAGCAGTTTAAGATAGGCCCAAAGCCCGCATAGGAAGGCCGCAATAAGGCCATTAACAAAACACAAGGCAACTATAAGATGCATTTAACGGCATTGCAAGGGGGGCATTAAAGCACTCTAAGGCTGCTCAAGATCCGGGCTTCCGAGGTCATAACGCTTGAAACGCACCACCTCCTCACCGATCCAGTCGTTCAGTTCCTCGAAGCGCGCCTGCAATGGCACCACCTCGTTCCGGTAGAGCGCCTTGGTGGTCTTTTCCACATCACCAAAGCCGGAGGTGTTCTTGGGAATGATGCCGATCAGGGCCGCCGGGATCCGGTGCGCCGCAAGCACGTCATCGCGGCTGGTGTCCTTGATATTCAGGAAGTCATCCTTGGCCATCACCTCGCTGATCGGGATGACCTGGATGCCATCTTTCTTGCCGTTCGGGGAGTACATGAACAGGTTCCGGAAATTACCCGGCCCCTTTGCGTTCCGCAGCGCCTCCCGGAGATTGTCGACATCCTGCTCTTCCTGGGCGGCATCGCTCATGTACAGGATGAACCCCGCATGGCTGCCATTCTGATAATAGCGACGGCGGAAAATGGTGGCGGCCTCGTTCAGCAGGCCGCTCTGGATGCTGCTCAGATACTCCGGCAACCCGTAGATTTCCTGATTGATATCCGGCTCCATCAGGTGGAATACCTTGCCTTGTTTGAACTGGTGCTCTCGCAGGTGACTGTAGATATACCAGTAGTCCCCCTCCTCCATGCCCCGGCGGGTATAGCGCGCGAGGGCGTGCTTGAAGCGCAGCGGCTGGCCAAGCATCGAGTCCTGCAATTCCAGGTATCCGTTACCAAAGGTCATGTAATCCAGCGCCCACTTGGTGAATTCCGCCCGGCTCAACTTGGGGTGTGGGATAAAACACGACTGCAGGATATTCCGCTTGACGTAGATCGAGGACGAATGATGCGGGCTGGCGCGGAAGAACTTAGCCAGGAACTCGAAGGACACCGGGGGTTCATACCAGCGTCCGTTGTGCCATGCCTCCACATAATCCAGCAGCTCGCGCCCGGTGACGACACTTTCAGGCTCGCCGAACGTGAAGACCTGCATTTGTTCCTGTTTCGGTTTTACAGCGGCGCTGTCTTCGGCGGTCATCAGCTTATCTCCAGGATGGATCGGTTGCGGGCAGTGCTGCCCTCGAGGGGTTCATTGGCCAGTGCGTGCATCGTTGCCCAGGCCACGTCCGCATGGCCGGTTTCTTCGCTTCGACCTGACACATAGGTAAGCCGTTGCTGGCTGCCAGTGAGGGTTTTCTTGATGGCCATAAAGGACTGCGTGACATCGTTCCAGCCCGCGTCGAATTCCAGCCGGCGGTGGCGGATCACGTCCTGCGCTTTCAGCACCAAGGTAGCTTTCACTTCGGGCGAGTAGTTGAAGGCACGCACGGCGGGGAAAAATTGCTTGACCAACTGGTAAACGCCCTGCCCCAGCCCGGTGGTATCGATGCCCATATAGGTGATGTTGTAGCGCTGGGTGAGCTTACGAATAGCCTCGGCCTGCTCGGCAAAATCGTTCGAGTGCCACCGCAGTTTTTCGACGATACGGAACTTGCCTCCCGGCAACACGGGCGGGACCACGATGACGCATGCCTGGCTGTCGCCGCCATTGCTGGGGTCATACCCCAGCCAGCACGGCCGGCTACCTATGGGGCGGGCGGCAAACGGCTTGAAGTCGGTCCAGGCTTCCCAGGAATCGACGTGGCAGCCCATCATCTCGGCCAGTGGGAAGACCGAGAGCGAATCGTCCACAAATTGGCACATCAACAAGTTGGCATATTCATCCGGACTGTATTCCAGGCAGAGCTGGTCCAGGTCGAACAGGTCACACCCACCGGCAACGGCATCCTCGACCGTGACGATCTGGCGCCATTGCCCGTCGTCACACAGTCGGCCCTGCGCCAGTGCCGCATGGCTGATATCCACCTCGATCCGCTTGTCTTTTTTGCGCCCCCGGTTGAAAAGCTGTCCATTCCAGAACGGGTAAGCGTCATGGGTCAGCGCGGACGGTGTTGAAAAGTAGGTCTGGCGCCATTTCTTGTGCATGGCCATCCCGGAGGCGACTTTCCGCAGTTCCAGGAACTTGTGGATCCAGAAGTATTCATCCAGATACAGGTTGCCGTGGTAGCTTTGCGCCGTCCGGCTGTTGGTGCCCAGGAAGTACATGGTGAAATCATGGTCATCGGTGCTGATGTGGAGCGGATCACCGCTCAGTTCCACATCGCCGTCCCCGGCCAACTGGATGACGTACTCGCGGAAGACATGCGCCTGCGCTTTCGAGGCACTCAGGAATATCTGGTTTCGCCCGGTGTCCAGGCCATCGACCAGCGCCTCCCGGCCAAAGTAGTAGGTCGCACCGATCTGGCGGCTTTTCAGGATATTACGGATACGGTGATTCTTTCCTGCCTCGCACCAAAGCCGCTGATAATCGAACTGCTGTTCATGGAACTTCTGAGTGATGAGCTGGATAGCATCCGGCGAGAAATAGTTTTTCTTGGGGCGCTTCTTCGGCGCCGCGTTGCGGTTGTTGATCTTGGGATTGAGGTCCGCCTCTTTGCCGGTGTTCAGGTACTGGCCGACACGGGCCATACGCTCCATCTGCCGGCCCAGCAAGTCTATTTCCTTGAAGTCTTTGCCGGATTTATCTTCCTTCATCACGAGCTGGATATAGCGCAGCTCTAGCGCTGCGTTGACTTTCTTGACGGGTGCTGTTTCTTTCCAGCCATCCGCGTCCTTCCAACTGTGCACCGTGGTAACAGGGCGTTCCAGGTGCCGGGCAATTTCCGTGCATGACCATCCGAGCCAGTAAAGAATTTTTCCTGTCTGGCGGTGGTTTACTGATGTGATGTCTGGTGTCTGCATGCGGGAACGGTAGCCGCGACACGGCGCATGGGCATCAGGCTGCCGTTTGTATTTGTTGCAAATACAAACACCTGATATTGCGCCTCAGCCAGCCCATTACCACGATGGCCTCATTCAGACCTATCCGTAAAGAGGCCAGCCAGCATGTCCACCAAATCGAAAATGTTCCGCGTTGCCACGTCTGGAAATACGGTCGATGGCCGCGAACTGTCGGTGCAGCAGATCAAGGATCTGGCGGCAAGCTATGATCCAAAAAAATACGGCGCCCGTGTGTGGTGTGAACACTTGCGCGGCCTCCTCCCGGATTCCGTTTTTAAAGCGTTTGGTGATGTGCGAGCCGTGGAAGCCCGCGAGGTCGAGGGCGGCAAATGGGGCCTTTTCGCAGAGATCGACCCCACCCCCGAACTTGTGACAATCAATCGCGCACGTCAGAAGGTCTACAGCAGCATTGAGATTATCAAAGACCCGGACACCGGCGGCCCCTACCTCGGTGGTCTGTCTGTCACTGATTCCCCGGCATCCACCGGCACGGACATGCTGATGTTTTCGCGGCAGCAGCGCCCGGAAAGCATGTTCACCGACTACATCGAAGGCCCGCCGCTCGAGTTTATCGACACCGAGGAACAGGAAGGTCTGTTCTCCCGCGTCAAGGCCCTACTGGGTTCCAGTTCGAAAAAGAGCGATGACAAGTTCAGCGCGGCCATGCGTGACGTGCATTCCGCTGTTGAAACTATCGCTCAATCAGTCGTCGCGCTGGAGGAACGCTTCGCCGCCTTACCGGAAGTGGATGGCACCGAACTGAAAAAGGTCCGTGAGGACCTGGACGCCCTGACCCAGAAACTTTCCCAAACGCCGCAATCACAACGCCCGGCCCATTCCGGCGGTGACGGCACTGAACTCACTGACTGCTAACGCCGACGCAACCGGAGACATCAATGCGTACTGAAACCCGTACCCTGTTCAATGCCTACCTGGACCAGTTGGCAAAGCTGAACGGTATCCCTGATGCCCGTCAGAAGTTCGCCGCCACGCCCGCCGTGGAACAGAAGCTCGAGGAGCGTATCCAGGACTCCAGTGATTTTCTGTCTCGCATCAATGTGTTCGGGGTGGATAACCAATCCGGCGAAAAGGTGGGCATTGACGTTGGCTCGACCATCGCCAGCACCACCGACACGGGATCCGGCGCGGAACGTGAGCCGGTGGACCCCAGCAACCTGGATGCACACGGTTATATGTGCACCCAGACCAACTTCGATACCGCCCTGCGGTA